TGTCGCCATTGTACTAGAAACATTAGCAATACTTGTCGCCATTGTACTAGAAACATTTGCAATAGATGTCTGCAATGCTACATTAGTAGTTGACAAGGTAGCAGAAACTGTGTTAATATTAGTCTGCAAAGCTGCAGAGGTTGAAGCAAATGTAGAACTTACTCCTGCTATTCTAGTTTCTAGTGTAGCAGATAAAGCAGCAACTGTAGAAGATGTAGCAGCAGACTCACCACCAACCAATATATTTGTCGCATTAACTGTTGTTGCACTTATCGTGCCAGCACTAACAGTTGTTGCAAAAAAATTACCAGTACGTAGACTACTAACACTTACATCTTGAAATATAAGATTGGTAGCATTTAATGTACTGGTAGTAATACTTGTAGCTACAATATTTGTAGTCTGTAGATTAGCTGGTTGAAATGTACCATCAACCTTTAAACTACCAGCAATGCTTACATTGCCAGTAAATGCAGCAGAAGTTTGAGAAAGTTTTAGTGGAGAGTTAGTACCAGCACCATCTTGAACACGGCGCAATGTTTCATCTATGCCACTATTAGAAGCACTAGAATTAATCTGTAGCAAATCCTTATAGGTATTTGCAATCTTCTTACCTGTTAAGTCTGCCATCTATACTGTATTCCAATTTATATCTGATAATTCCCACTGATAAATAATTGTGTGTCGTTCAGTGGCATCTTCCCAGTTAATGTTCCTATCAATGTTAGGGTCAGGTCTTGCATTCATTACAAAGTTACTTCTGTCCCGCATATCAGGCGTTTTATTTTGAAAGTGGTTTACCCTGTCATACGCCCCGTCCCAATCTGATGGACATACCCACAGTCCAAAGCTATTCTTTCGTAGGCTACTGCGAGGATAAGAAAAACCGCATACATCACATTCTGCTTTAACATGCTTGCCTCGTGCCATCTATAAACTTGGTAGCCACGCCGACACTGCTACTGCAGAAACAAGTGAGGGTCGTTGTGGTCTAGCATCCTTAATATTTTCGTTATCACTTACTATTCCTATTCTATTTTGTGGATGATTTTGTTTATCATACTTACCTTCGTAATCCATAGGGCAAACCATCATGCCATAGCTATTCTTTTTTAAATCTTTTAATGGATATCGAAAGCCGCAGATATCACAAATTCCTAATGCCTTAGTTGCTCCCATTATCTATAATTCAGACGAGGCGTAAGGTACATGCTTGCACGTTCTTTATCTTCCTCTTGCGCTCGTAACAGCCTTTCTTCATATTCCGTTTTCAACATTTGGATTCTGCCCATGTCTACACCTGGTCGCTTCATTGACATAAAGTATGCTGTACCTGCAGTAAGGCAGGGATAGAAACGGCGAGAAATGTCTGCAGTTTGTGAAGACCGTGATACATCTTGGAAATATTTTACAGTCTCAAACTTAATTTGGTCTGTATTATTTTCTGGTACAGGCCATAAATACACAACAGGATTGTCACGCTCTCTTCGTACTGCATACTGTGTCGGGCGACCTGTTTGACCCTTGCGTGGAATCTTAAGATACTCTTCCATACTAATACGCTCTAGCTGCAAATCAGTATTGTCTCTATTAACCACTGCTTCAATCACATCAATGTTATGTGAATCGAGACTGTAGGTTGTAACACTGGTTGACACGGACACCGCCGTGGTATTGATAGTCCAAAGTTGGATACCACGGTTTTGCCAATCTTGTAGGAGGAGATTTATAGAACGACGTGCAGAGCGAGGCTCCTCACCCAGCGTGGGTTCGCCACCAATCATTTCCATTGCTTCTTGGATTACTTCATCAATATCCATTGAAAAGCTATATGTTCCTGATGTTGCCATTACTACTTATCCTTTTCCTTATTTTTTTCGTGACATTTACATTTGCAGTTCTCTTTGCCGCAAGTTTTTTTAGAGTCAACATTATGATATACTTTGTGCATAATTTTATTCATTGGTTTAAACCAAAAATACTTTTCTCTATTTCGCAATGCCATTACTTCCTACGTTTAGTGCGACCAGCCCTATTACGACTTACGCCTCTTGGACGCTTCAAGCCAGTAGTTCGTTTTTTAAGACCACCTGCCTTTCTAATCTGCTGACTGGTCGCTGCCCTAGTTATTGTCATTACCACTTAACCTTATGTGACCAATACTTTGCACTAAGCTTTGTTGTTGGTTTGCCTTGTGCATCGTGACGAGCATAGTAAGACCTCTTACGTGCCTTATCTTTTGCAGTCTTTGGATTTTTACCTGCACCCTTTACACCCTGCTGACCAAAACGAACTAAACGAACCTTGTCACCTTCTTTTGCAAGAACTGCATGGCTTTTAGTTTTATGACCAGGGGTACGCTTTGGTTTATTATACCCAGAGAATCTCTCGCCTCGATAATTAATTGCCATTAATACAACCTATTATGTCCTGACTGTGGCTTCTTTTTCATCTTGCCGCCAGCCTTGTAGCCTTTGCTTTTCATCTTGCCGCCAGCCTTGTAGCCTTTGCTTTTTATTTTGCCACCTGCTTTAAAAGTGTCACCTGGCATTGTACCTCTTTGATAACCACCGCCCAAAAGAAGACCTCCAAACAAATCACGGTTTTTAGTTTCCTTTTTCTTATTTTGTGATTTTTTTGGACCTGCTTTTTTCTTAAGTTCTAAAGCTTTTTCTTGCTTAACTTTGCCGCCACCAGCATAGCCTTTGCTTTTCATTTTGCCGCCAGCTTTGTAGCCTTTGCTTTTCATTTTGCCGCCAGCTTTGTAGCCTTTGCTTTTCATCTTGCCGCCAGCCTTACGGTAGCTACGAGACACGCCTTCTGCATCTTTAGTAGCAAAGCCCATTGACTCAAGAAATGCTTTCCGTTCTTTTGCAGACATAGACTTAAGAATTTTCTCCATAGTGTCCATCTTGCCGCCCTTCTTTTTTGATATAGCCATTTTAAATATCTCCTAATATAATCTGTTGTGTCCTGAAATTTTGCCGCCTTTTGCGGCCTTACGATACTTTGCAGTTTTCTTTGCTATAGCTTGAGGTTGCTTAACAAACTGCTTTCCTTGTTTAGTTCCTTTTCTTTTTGCTCTCGATGTTGCCGCATATTCTGCTGGGGTGAGTGCCTTAATAGCCGCTTCTGGTAAGTACCTTTCGCCAGTCTTGCTTGACTTCTTGCCACTCTTAGTTCTCCACTTCTGTTTTGTCCATCTGTCGAGAGACTGTTGAGATTTGCTTTTTGCCATTTAACATACTACGACTTGTAGCCTCCACCTTTTGCTTTATATTCTTTAGCCAACATTTGTGCTTTACGTGCCGACCACTGACCAGGTGCACCACCCTTACTACCTGCTTTAATTTTATTAAAAAGATTTTTACGCATCGTAGGTTTAGTATAGTTACCTGCTTCATTTACTTTGCTTTTAGCTTTACCGCCCCTTTTTAGTTTTACACTAGACAAAATCTTGGCTTGTTTAGCATGAGTCTTACTTGCTTTCTTTAAACCTTTAGCTACTTTTTTAATTTTACTAGCGGTTTGTTTTTTACGTTTAATCGCCATAGTTTATAGTGCTGCCTTTCATAGAGACACCGCTGCCAAAGTCACCTATTTTACCACCTATATTTTTTTTAATAGGTTGTCCCTTGCTTTTTCTCATAATGTCTTGCATTGCCATTTTTCTTAATCGTTGAGCCTCAATTTCAAGACGACTTATTTCTTTTTTTATTTCTGCTATATTTAAATCTTTTTTCATTTTAAAATCTCCTTAGTAAATCTCACCGCCTTTTCCTTTAAGACGAGCAGCCTCTTCTTTAGCCATATCATCTAAAAACTTTTGTTTATTTCTAATTTGTGCTTCATAAGCTCTTGCACCTTGTGAAGGTGTACCACGTGTACTTCCCTTACTTGTAGAGCCAGCAGTTACTTTGCCACCTGTTTGTTTGTAACCCATGCGATTACGAACTTTAGTTGGAAGTTTTGCTAGACCTGGGTTATCTGCTGGAACATCTTTCATAATTTTACCACCTCTATTTCTATTTAAAGGAAGGATGTCTTGCATACCATATTGTTTATAATGTCTTTCAAGCGCCTGTTCTTTAGCCTC